CATGGTTTGATCAGTTCAAACTCGTGATAGGTGACGAAGCACACCAGTTCAAAGCCAAGTCGTTGACCAGCATCATGGAAAAACTACATAACTGTCCCTATCGTTTTGGATTTACTGGTACTCTCGATGACTCACTCACCAATAAGACAACACTAGAAGGTTTGTTTGGTCCTGTTAAACAAGTGACTACAACAGACAAATTAATGGAACAGGGACATGTCGCAAAATTAAAGATTAAAACTCTTATCTTACAGTATTCACAAGAGATAAGGAAACAATGTAAAGATTATGACTATCAGACAGAGATAGATTTTCTTGTAAGATACGAAGCTCGTAATAAATTTATTACGAATCTCGCCTCGTCTATCAAAGGAAATACATTAGTATTGTATCAATTTGTTGACAAACATGGAAAAATAGTATATGATATGATATATAAGAAAAATACTGATCGTAAAATATTTTTTATCCATGGAGGTGTTGATGCTGAAGAACGTGAACAGGTTAGATCTATCGTTGAGAAAGAAAATGATGCTATTATTGTTGCTAGCTATGGAACTTTTTCGACCGGTATTAACATACGCAATCTTCATAACGTTATTCTTGCTAGCCCTTCTAAGTCTCGTATTAGAGTACTACAATCCATTGGTCGCGGATTGAGAACATCGGACAGCAAAGACGCTGTTACGGTTTATGATATCGCAGATGATCTAAAATACAAGACGCATACTAATTTTACATTGCAACATCTATTGGAAAGATTAGAAATATATAATAGTGAGAATTTTAATTACAAAATTTACAACATGGAAATTTAAAAAATGGCTAAGAAACCCAGCGTTCACTATGTAGACAACAAGAAGTTTTTTACAGTCATATTACAGTATAAAAATGATGTTGATGCTGCCAAGGCAGAAGATAAACCCAAACCGCGGATCCCGCCTTACATCGGTGAATGCCTGTACAAGATCGCCAATCATCTCTCATACAAACCCAACTTCGTGAACTATACGTTCCGAGAAGACATGGTTGCTGACGGGTTGGAGAACTGCATAACCTACATCAATAATTTTAATCCTGAGAAGTCCAATAATCCGTTTGCATATTTCACTCAGATCATATATTATGCTTTCTTGAGACGCATCGAACATGAGAAGAAACATCTGTATATCAAGCAAAAGACCCTGGAAAATTTCTATTTCGAAGGCATGCTGGCAGAACAAGCAGTGGGCGAAGAGACAAGATCTGTTAACGTAGATCTTAACAATGAGTACATGAATAACCTTGTTACATCCTATGACAAGAAGCAAGAAGAAAAGAAACTGAAAACCAAGATCAAGAAAGAAACAGGATTGGAGAAGTTTATCAATGAACCAGAATAACATGCACATGGTTCCACAAGTCATCATCGACTGTGCCGAGAACCTTTTTACATCCAAACAGGATCATATGAAAGATGCTTATAAGAGTCGTCTAGAGACCATCAGAGATTATTGTGAAGATGTTTTAAAGAAATCCAATAGTAGGCCTGCGTTTACAGTTCCTGTTAAAAAGAAAAGCGTCAGTAGATAATGAAAATAGCATTAATTACGGATACTCACTGGGGGATCAGAAACGATTCTCAGATCATGCACAATCAGATGAAGAGGTTCTTAGATGAAGTCTTTTGGCCCGTCCTTGCTAGAGAAAGCATTGATACTGTTATTCATCTTGGGGATCTCGTTGATCGTCGCAAGTATATTAACTATCTGACTGCCAAGCGCCTTAGGGATGATTTCTTAGATCCCATGATGACAAAAGGACTTGATCTGCATATCATCGCTGGCAATCATGATACTTTCTATAAGAATACTAATGATGTAAACGCGCTGGATGAATTGCTCAGTTATAAGTATCATAACATACAGATATACATTCAACCGACAGAAATCAATATAGGTGGCATCGGCATGTTGCTTGTACCCTGGATATGTGATGATAATAGGGATGCTTCATTACAAGCGATTAAAAATTCAAAATCTTCTGTTGTCATGGGACATCTGGAGTTAAACGGTTTTGAGATGTACAGGGGGCATGTTAGCGACCATGGTGACGATCCTAAGATCTTCGATAAGTTTGACGTTGTTTGCAGCGGCCACTATCATACTCGTTCCGATAACAGTAATATTCATTACCTTGGCACTGCTGTCCAGTATACTTGGTCTGATTATAATGATATCAAAGGGTTTCATATATTTGATACAGAAACCCGTGAACTGACATTCATCGAAAATCCCAACAGCATCTTTCATAAGATCTTTTATGATGACATCAACAAGACCATGGATCAAGTGATTGCCTTTGATCCTTCTATGTATAAAGATTGCTATGTGAAGGTAGTGGTAAAGAACAAGACAAATCCTTACTGGTTTGATCTGGTCGTAGATAAATTAGAAAAATGTGGTTCTGCAGACATCCAGGTAGTAGAAGATAACTTCAATCTGGATCTTGAAACTGACTCAGATATCGTCAGTGAAGCCGAAGACACGATGAGCATCATCCGTAAGTATATCGAGGGGATGAACATCAAGACAGATAATAAAAGAGTCGAAACAATCATCCAAAATTTATATGTCGAGGCTCATAATATCACTTGAAAATAATCCATATTAATCGTAATATAATACAGCAGAATGCCAAGCATGACAAAGAAGAACCTGTCGTCCGTGTGGAAGAAAACGGCCGGGTTCGTTATTGCATGGAAGTTGAGATTAAAGGACCATCACGTATGATATATCGTCCGGACAAGCCACGTCCTTGTGGTGCAAAGCTGTGGATCGAGACAGATGCAGACGTTGAAATGATAGGTGTGAAAAGTTGATTATTGGTTGGATAAACGTTTGGAATATTTACAAAGCTAGACGCAAAGGTAATATGAGGGCTTTTGTTTATGTAGATTTTGAATCTTTTAAGCAAGGGTATGTTCTATTTGTTCCTCTTATGACTGCTGAGCAGCGTGATGCAGAAAGATTTTTTATGTTTCCGAGTGATTACAAATGATATATTTTAAGACAATACGATACAAGAACTTTCTTTCTACTGGCAATAGTTTCACAGAGGTAGAATTAAATAAGAATAATACCACTCTCATCGTGGGTGAAAATGGCGCAGGCAAGAGCACGATCCTGGATGCGCTTTCTTTTGCTCTATATAACAAACCGTTCCGTAAGGTCAATAAACCGCAGCTATTAAACTCTATCAACAAGAAAGATCTCATCGTAGAGCTAGAGTTTGACATTGGCTCATCGATGTACAAGATCATCCGTGGATTAAAACCCAATATCTTTGAGATGTATAGCAACGGGAAGTTGCTTAGCCAGGATGCAGCATCCAGAGATTATCAAGAAGTCCTTGAAAAACAGATCTTAAAATTAAATCACAAGAGTTTCTGTCAAGTCGTCGTACTGGGATCAGCATCCTTTGTCCCGTTCATGCAATTGACAGCAGCATCACGCAGGGAAGTGATCGAAGACCTGCTTGATATTCAGATCTTCTCGACCATGAATAGCCTGTTAAAAGAAAAGATCAACACCAACAACTCCACGATCATGGAAGTCGAATACCAGTATGATCTGACGTCTGAAAAGATCAAGATGCAGCATGAGCATATCATCGCCCTGCAGAAGAATAATGAAGAACAGATCGAGAAATACAGGCAAGAGCTCAAGCAGATAACGGACAGGATCGATGCAGAAAAGATACAAGTCGATGACACAGAGCAACAGATCCTGGCCCTTAGCCAACAAGTCGAGGATCAAGAACAAGTCAACAGCAAGCAAAATAAGTTACAGGTGCTCGAAGGACAGCTTAACGATAAGTTGGCCAAGCTCGAGAAAGAAATCAATTTCTTTAACTCGCATGACAATTGCCCTACTTGTAAACAGGGGATTGATGATACCTTTAAATGTGAGACTGTATCGACTAAACAAAATCAATTTCAAGAGACGACCGACGGTATCGACCAGATACGCAAAGAGATACAGAAAATCCAAAAACGGATTGCAGAAATTGCTAGCGTACTTTCACAGATTAGCACATCCAATATTCAAAAGATAACACATCTTAATAATATCACAGGACTGGTACAGCAGTGCAAGAAGATCGCCAAAGATATATCTGAACTACAAACTAAATCAGATGACTTCATCATCAATGATGACAGGATGAAGGAACTGGAACTGCTCATCGATCAGCAGGTAGAACAGAAGAGCGATCTGCTGAAGGACAAGGAAGCATACACTATCGCATCTGTGATCTTGAAAGATAACGGGATCAAAGCAAGGATCATCAAGCAGTATATCCCTGTGATAAATAAACTGATCAATAAATATCTATCTGCTATGGATTTCTTCGTGCAATTTGAACTGAATGAGAATTTTGATGAGACGATCAAATCGAGGTTCAGAGACGAATTCTCCTACGCCTCCTTCTCAGAAGGCGAAAAAATGCGAATCAACCTCGCAATATTATTTACTTGGCGAGCTATTGCGAAACTTAGAAACTCGGCATCGACTAATCTCCTTATTATGGATGAAGTGCTTGACGGTTCTCTTGATAGCAATGGCACTGATGAGTTTCTAAAGATTTTAAATAACTTGACACAGGATACAAATACATTTATCATAAGTCATAAAGTAGATCAATTAGTAGATAAGTTTAGCAATGTGATTAAATTTGCTAAGATAAAAAACTTTAGTCAGGTGGCAGCATGAGTGAATACGAATTAGAAGAGACAGAGACTACTATTAATGTGAAGTCGTACACGCAAGGGTATAAGGATGGATATAATGATGCAGT